GGGGCTGGCACTAACAAAAGGAGGATATATGCCTAGAAGCAATGACTGGCTAGAAGCTCAACTAGCCCTATCGCTTGAGCAAATTAGGGAGCTATGGCAGCAGAATAAGCGCATGGCAGCTAAAAACAAACAGCTTGCCGATATGCTTGGTAGGCCAACTTTGAAAAACCTTTTAAAAATATGGTGGAATAGATGAATCCAGTAATATGTCCAAATTGTGCGAGTAGCGATACCAACACCACGGATACGCGACCTAAAGATGGCTATGTTTACCGCCGCCGCAACTGTAAAACCTGCGGCCAAAGGTGGACTACCCACGAACTCATGATAGGGGTTGATGGAAAATCAAATAACAACCTTATTAAATACGCGATAAAAAAAATCAAATCAGCTAAAAAAAGTTGTTGACTACACCACAGCAGGCTGTATAAGTGTGTATGTTCAATTTTTGGGAAGGATAACGAACATGACTACAACTTACGAAGTTTATTACCGTGAAAAACTGATAGCCGAAAACGCTGACCGTGATTATGCGCTTCATGCCGCTGGTGACTGGCTGAATGAAAAAGCCGCTGCTGACCAGTGGGATGATGATGGCATTGATTATGGCACTAGCGAAGTGCAGCTTGTCGGCATTGATGAACATGGCGCGGAGGTGCTGGCAGAGGATATTGAGCTTGAATGGACAACCGAGGAAGGGGGTTACTAACATGAACATTACAGACATACAAAAGCGGTTTGATGAGCTGGAAGCTGAGTTTGCGGTACTTGAGGCTGAGTTTGCTCAGGTGAATATTCCATCGCTGGATGACTTCAGCTTTTTGGAGCCAGCTTATCACGGTGTATCTTGCGGCGCTGGTGCTGCTCAATATGTGGAGGTGAAGTGATGCCATATACAATTGCAATGATATTTATCGGTCTGGCATGGGGCTTGTGCGCCATGCCTATGGTGTGGGGGTGGTGATGGAAGCAACTAAAAAGCTGATTCAGGATGGCAGGTGGAGGCCGATAGCAGACGCGCTGGAAGTGGCTGTTGAGGCTTTTGTATCATTAAAAGGATATGACCATACAAAAACAATGGTTCAGAGAATTGACGAAGCCCTAGCCAAAATAGAGCGGATAGCAAAGGAGGTGAGTGATGACAACAGATAGGCATATTGAAGCTGTGGCAGACGCGCTGGAAGTGGCTGTGGAGGCTTTGGAGAAAGCAAAACATCAGGCAATGGGGACAAACAATATTATTGAGCGCAAGTGTTTGACGGTTGAAATAATCCAGAAAGCCCTAGACAAAATAGAGCAGATAGCAAAGGAGGTGAGTGATGAAAGTAACTAGAATTGACATCGACACGAAAACCTACGGTGAAAACAAAGGCAAACTCATGGGCTACGTCCATTTCGCTAGCGAGTATGGTCAGGTTGAGATTGTTATCAATCCCGATGCAGCACAGCGGATACTGGAACTCTGCGCCGAGTCCATAATAGCAGAAACAGCAAAGGTAGCTCAGGCTATGGTTGTCCCTGTTTTAGAAGCAGCAGAAATACATAAACTAGAAAAGAGAGGTGAGTGATGATAACAGATAGACAGACTAAAGCTGTGGCAAGGGCTATTTATGACAGCCTTCGCGAACAAGTATGCCTAAGTTTTGTACTTCCTTCTAATTGCGTTAAAGCGGCAGAAGCAGCAATTGCCGCCAGCGGTGCAGAGCATATACCGATGCTGGTGGAGGCTTTGAAGAAGTGCCGCGATTCTGCAAATTATATATCCGCCAACTTCATGGATATAGATGGACTGCCTGTGGGTCATATAGGGAGCATAGAGGATTTAGCAGAAAAAGCACTAGCACAACTAACGGAGGACTTGAGATGAGCCAGTTATTACCTTGTCCCTTTTGTGGTGGCGGCGCAGTCAAATGGCGTGAGGCTCGCGGTAATCGAACATATGCAGCAGCTTCATGTCTTAGTGATGCGTGTGCCGCTTCTAATTGGAAGCTTCCGTTATCAACATGGAATAGGCGTGTTCCAGTGACAGCAACATCAGTGTCGGAGTCAAAACCAAATGAATAACCCAGCAGATGCCCTCATGGCAATCTTTGGCTACAGGCGTAAGGCTGTAGTGAGGGATAACGTAATCTATCCGGTGATTGAGATTCAGTGCGAGGTGTGCGGAGAAATGCACCGTAGTGATAATATACCTTTTAATTGTGAGAATGGGGACGGAGAATGACAACCGACACTGACAAACTGGCGGCAGATATTGATATGGAAATAGCAAAAAAAGCATTGGAGCTTTTATGGTTTTTTATTCCTGATATTGAGCCGTGCCATGTAAGTAATAAAAGCACCTGTAAGATACGCAACAGAAAGTGGCATGAAGCGTGCGCTTTGTATCAGGAGCATTATTTTAGACTTGAATCTGCATTAACCCAACCACTGATAAAGAAGGATAAGCCAGAATGACAAACTATGAAGCTGAAAAGATGTTCCAAGAGCAACCACTGCAAGGTACTACGCAACATCACAAGGTGATATTTTATCGCGGTGAGGCGTATCATCAAGAGGTTGAAAATCTCACCAGAAAAATAAGTGAGCTTATATCAGAGCGCAAGAAAATTATAGATAGCGTTTTGGTCAAAATACAAAAACCATCTGGATGGGAAATTGCCCTTAACGAAAAAGACAGTACGTTCGGTAGTGGCAGAATCAGATATACGGTGCAGCACAACATCTTTGAAGAAGTTGCTAAAAAGCCTGTAATTCCAGTAGCGGTTGCGCCACCAAGGCAATTAACCCACCTCGAAAAATACCTGCAAATAATTGATGCAAAGACCCTGTTTAATAGTGGATTGCTAACAAAAGAGGAAAAGAAGGCTTTGCTTGATGAACACATAAAGGAGCAGAATAATGACAACCGATAAGCAGATAGAAGCTGTGGCAAGGGCTATTTATACGGCGGATAATAATAATTGTTATGAGTGGCGTGAGTTATGCACATCCACGCAAGAAAGATTTTTGAGTGAAGCCAAAGCAGCAATAGACGCCAGCGGAGCAGAGCATATACCGATGCTGGCGGAGGCTTTGAGAATGGCGCGTAATCGCATTGAATACCTGGCTGTGGTTAGCTACGATCTGCGGCATTCTGCCGCGAATGAACGTGATTATTTCCCCATGATTGACAAGGTACTCAACAAACTACCAGAGGAGTTAAGGGGATGGTTGAATATAAAGAAGGAGAAGGCAAAATGAAAATAGTTGATATTACTGATATTAAAAAAGAGAAAAAACGCAAAGCACGTGAGGATAAAAAAAAATCTAATGCCCCTGACACCAACTGCATAATCAGCACTCCGGGCGAAAAGCCGCTTTATTTATTCAGCGTGCGCTATCCATATAAGAACCATAACTTTACTTTTGAATTTTATGCGGAGTCTATGAGGGATGCAGAGAAAAGGCTTTACGCTATAAAAACTTTTCCTACCGAAATAGTACAGATTATGGGTGTCCACAACTGTACTATATATGTAGAATAACGCACTCAACAAACTACCAGAGGAGTTAAGGTGATGGTTGAATATAAAGAAGGGGATGTGGTTTTTTGGAAATACAGAGAAGCTCAAGGAGATGGCGCTGGAACTAGATACTGGTGCAAATCTCAATACGCCATCTATTGGGAAGTAAAAGATGGTAGATTTGTTGATACTTACTGGACGGGCGGTGACAGATTCTTTTTCAAAGCTAATGACCCTCAAATAGAAGTGACATACATGGGCAACCTTAACGACTATAAGCCCTGCGGAGAAGAAGTGTTTTTGTACTACGATAAAAAAGATATTTTAGACATCCGCCACCCCAATGACAGCAGGGCTTTGTTTGTGCGTGAAGGAGCGGTAAAATCAACAGCAGCTATCTATAACGCCATTAACGTAAAGATTGATAAGTTTGAAAGGGACATTGATTATAACTTGCGTGAGAAAAAACGATTGCAAGATATTTTAAGTAATTTGGATGAGGGTGGAAAATTGGAAGGATTTTGGATATGAAAAATATCAGTATAGAAACAATCAACGGTGAGCTTTGCACTGTTATAAAAAGGCCGTTCGACGCTAAGGCTGTGCGTAAGTCGCTGGCTATCGGCGTGCCGGTAGTGGCCGAACATGAAGATATGGGAATGGGTTTAGTCGGAATGCTCTGCCAGAGCGGCGGCTTAACTTTCCACGGTTTTCAAGTCGAACAAGAAGGGTTTAACAACGGATTTGAATTTACATACGATTATACGATGACTTCTGTTGTAACCATACTCCCCGCTCTGTCTAAGCACCCAAAGCCAGAGGATGCCGCGCTGCTGTATAGGTATGCCAGTGAGGGGATTTTCGCGGTAGGTGTGCATGGCGAAGAAGAATACGAAACTTGTGGTTTTGATGATTTTTTGGGGGAGATTAATAACAAACTAAGGACAGTGGGCGCAGTTGACGCTGACGGCAATCGGGTAGAAGTGGCTATAAAGGGGGAGTGATGCTAAGAGGTGAAGATAATAAAAAATGCAGGCTAGAGCGTTACGATACATCTAGCGGCTCATGGGTTATAGAGCGCGAGGGTACGGAATCTGAATGTCGCAGGACTCAAGCGATGATATTTACAAAAGACTATAGAGCAAAAATGAAAGTGGTTGAGATTGTGGGGGTGCCGGTATGAGAAAGCCTAGAACCAATCCACATAAGGCTACTAGCCGCATATGTGTGTTGTGCCAAACCAAGCGCAACATAATACACTTCAGCGTTATGGAAGACGGACATCGGCGCAATGAGTGTAAAAAGTGCGTAGGCATTGAGGCTGTGGACTGGGCAGCTTTCCACAAATACAAAAAGCAAATGTCAAAGCCACAAAAGGAAGCTAAAAAGCGTATCCGCAAGGAGTATTATCTGTCCATGAAGGAAAAGGAAACCCGCACCAAAAAGCAGATAAGAGAGATGGAGCACAAAGCAATGGCAGCAAAGCTGATGGCTAATTTACCCCTTGAGGAATTGGAGATAGCATATGGTTAGGCTGGCCATATCGCTTTATTTCTGCGCTGCGTCATTTCTTATGGCGACGGTTATGGTTGGCTTATCAATGATGGACTCTAGCCGTTTGGATATATCGGATTTGGTTTCTGCCTGCGTGATTGGTATATTGGCTATTTGCTTAGCGCGGATATAAAAAAGCCCCGCGCTACCTAACAATACCCCAAGTGGAACTTAGGACTTCGATAAACACAGGGCTTATGCGCTTGCTGTTGCAACATCCAGCCGCATCCGACAGGAGCAAGCTCAACAAACATATCAGATTTGTATAAATTCAGCAAGCCAATATATACAAAGTGTAGCTTAAAGGCGATATATTCGGTTATATTTTGGTATAAATAAAAGCCCTGCCGTGTGCATATCCGCGGCAGGGCTGACCCAATCCAATACCAAGTCGTTAACCCCAAAGGAAAAGGAAGGGTAGTTGCGTTCCCGAAAAACGCCTTCAACAACTTAATAATACACAAACAAAATTATTTTGCAACACCTCTTATCTTTTCAAATGAGCGCATAGAGGACAGCCCCAGTATGCCCATGAGAACAGTGGTCAAGGTGTCCATGTCAAACGCTGGCAAATTTACTGGATGCCCTGCCGCCGCCAATAGGAAGGCCAGTAAAGGCTGAAGCACATAATGGTATGCAAACGCCACGCCGCAAACCCACGTTATAAAAGGCCGCGCACCAGCGACAAATAGCTTGCTGCTTTTGGCCTCTTCCAGATTGATAGCCATCTGGCCTTTAAGTAAATCGGTTTCGGCGGCTAGCTTTGCCAGTTCGCCAGTTTGCTGTAATTCCGCCAGCTTTATTTGAGCCGCCGCCCTATCTTCTGGATTAGGAAATAGCTTATCAAGTATCTTGCCGCCCAAGTCAAAAGCAGCGGTGAGTGGGTCAAAAGCCATGTTAAGCCTCATTGGTTGAGATTTTGCCGTAATCTTTTAGAATTGGAACCCGCGCCAAGCCCTGTGGTTGCGGTGCAATATATCCATCAGGCCAGCGGTATGATAAAACACGATGGACGGGAAACGGCTTTATATTCACCTCGTCACCCTGATTGCCGCCGAGTATCAGCAGATTACCCCATGGGTCACGGCCTACCAGAAAACCTACATGGCCTTGCCAGCCGTCTTTATTGCCGCGCCATAGTACCACAATAGCACCAACGGCGGCATCAATTTCCTGCCCCCATTTTAGGTATGAGCGGGCAGAAGCGGAGCGGCTGGACTTGATATTGCATTCCTCTAAAACACCGCCGCAAAAGCCAGAGCACCAGCTTGTTTCATCATCTCTAAACGGAGCTTTTATCTTTTCCCACCAGCTTATTATTTTGGGGTTATGGGTTAAGCCCTTAATCTCTTTTTCACCAATATAGAACATTGCCCTATCAAGCCATATAGGCATAACACCCCCTTATTGAAGTCTTACAGCATTGGTTATCGCCTGTGTAACACCCTTCCATAAATGAACGCCAGCCCATAGCATGACAGCCCATACCAAGCCGCCAATGGTCTTTTCAACTATTGCCATGCGTAACCGCTTCAGCTCTTTGTTGCGCTCTATTAGGGCTATATGATAGTCATGGTGGCCTTTTGTATCGCCGGCGGGGAAGGCAGCCACTATCCCGCTGTGCATAACTTTTAGCTCGCTTATATCCTTTTGCATGGCTTCAATATCTTCTTTACAGGTGCATGGCATTATGATGGCTCCGTCATTGTATAGCTAAGCGCAAAAACTGATAGTCTTGTGCCTGTGCCGGTGACTTTATATTGCAACTTTCGCGTTGAAGTTAATCGCATAGTGTGAGTTTTGGGAATCTTAGTCATATATGCGCTGGTTGCTCCTGTTTTTAAGCCAGTGGCTTGCGCCCCGTACGTTCTGATATATCCACTACCAGCAACGCCTTTGCCTATATAGCTGGTTTCTATATCTATACTTACAAACCTTGCATTATCTGGAATCCATTTTGTAAAATCAATATCAGTAAATGTAGTTGCCGCGCCATTTAATACCGCCGCCCAAGTGGCTGTGCTCTCAGCTCCTGTAAAGCGTATTTCAGGTTGCGGCCAGTGATTAAGATGATAATCAGGAATCCCGCCCCATGCAGAATTATAAACAAACCCAAAGGGCAATTTACGCTTTGCTGTATATCCGTTAGGGCAAACAACGTTACCATATATTATTGAAGTGCTGGCGACAAATCCATGAGTCGCGCCGTTACTTATTAGGTATATGGATATATTATCCCCATTGGCAATAGTGCCAGTATCCAGTCCATTTAGGCCGGTTGCCGCAAGGTTTATATCGGTGCTTGTGGTAAAATCAAATCTTTCATTTCCGGCTGAATCAACAATGCTCCCCGGCCTTATTCTTAGAACTGTGCCGCTGAATTTTTCAGGCTCGCATCCAGTAATAAGTCTAAATGGGTGAGTTGTCATAATGAAAAATCCTTTTGAAGTTTGGAATAAATCTGGCTTACTCTTGTTGCATCGGTAGTGTCACCATTATAAAAATTGCTATGCACTATATCTTTTTGCATGGCCTCAATATCTTCTTTACAAGTGCATGGCATTATGAAGGCTCCGTCATATATTAAACTCTGCCGCAAGCAGGGTGTGTATTTCCGCCGCCCGCGCGTCGTCCATAGCTTCGCCGCACAACGCAGCAAATTGGAAATTGACTTTAGCTAAACTGCCGGCGGAAGCTTCACCACTAAAACACGCGCCGCCCAAAGCAAGGGGCGCTATGTTTGCTGTTTGGATGTCGCCAAGTGGCCCTGCATTTATCCAAGGGTCAGAGCCTATTAAAGTGCCGTTTTTATAAAACTTAAATCTATCGCCGCCGTTGTTGGGGTCAGCTCCGCTGGGAGTGTCAACAGTGCCATCATATGATATTATCCAAGTTTGCGCTGAAAAATTTGTGGCGGTAGTTAAAGAGTAACGCCCTCTATATTCTGTCCCCGCACTATTAAAATATCCAAGGGCAACAACTTCCTCAGTGTTTATTATTCCTGCGTAAAAAGCCTTTGAGCCAGAGGCGCCGCCGAATTTACCCATTAGAATACCAGTAACAGTTGGGTTGTTCGGAGCAATTACAAATATCATTGAAAAAGCATTATTGGCACCGACCTGAATAGTGCGACTACCTGCCGAGGTATCGCCGACAAGCGTACCTGTTGACATTAGCGCAGCGCCGCTAAAGTCTATAGAAGGTATGCTATTGTAGCCGGTGGCGTTGTAGTCGGGTTTTAATGCCGCAGAGCCAGATTGCCCCATGTCCCACCCAGCAGGCGAAACGTCAGCCCACACACTCACATCATTAGAGCCATCTTTAGTTATGCTAGCTGCAACGTCTGAGCGGTAAACAGGGCCAATATATGCAAGCTGATTTAGTTTGAACGTGGATATTGTTGCTGGCGCAACATTCACTGCTGTGAAAAGCGCGTCGCCAAAATCATCATAGCCCGCTTCGGTAAAATGCACGTTGGTTGAGGTGCGCGTAAACGAGTCAGTATCAAGCAGCGTAAGGTTGTCTGGGTATATGGTGGCATTACCAGAACCGCACAAGTCCGCCTCGGCGGCGCGTATATTGGAAATATACGTCATGCCAGCCGCGCCATTGTCGTATGGCCTAGCTACAACCCAGCGCATATACGGCAGCCCGACTGCGTCGCGCACTTTCTTAATGGCGTTCTGATAATTATAGCCGTGGCGATTTGCTACAATAGCTGAAACGCCCGCCTCGGTTTCGCCTATCATCGAAATACCGCCTTTAACTTCATAGGCTATAGAGGCGGAGCTAAGCGCCGCTAGCGCATCTTCTATCTCAATAAGGGCTGCGGCTAATTTAGTGCCCTCACTAATAGGTGTAGCCAACCAATCGGACGCAGAATCCAGCGAGGTAGAGGCGGTGGCCTCCTTAATTATATAAACTGTCTGGCCGTGGTATGCAGCGGCGGCTTCAGCAAAGGCGCACTCCGGCCCGATATTGGTTGAGGTATTTCCTCTGTTGGTTGAGGTCGCGCCGGTGGTATCAAACACTAAATCCACCCATGCAGTGCCACTCCATATTTTAGCATTAGGTGCGCGGTTTACAGTGCCGGTTGCTACCCCGACTATATTACTTTGCGATATGGTCATGACGTAAACAGGGGCATCACCAGATGGCGGTGGCGCTGGCGCAGAAGCCTCCCCGCCACCAATTACCAAGCTCATAACTCCACTTTTTTTCATCAGTAACTCCAGCCATTCAAATCTATGTAGCCCCTAGCGTTCGCACCAGAAACATAATAATAAAGGGTTTGCGCCGTATGGAGAAGTATATTGGCGCTTGAATAAGTGCTGCTGGTCGTGCTGACTTGCTGTCTTTCCGCATAATATCCGTATGTTGGCGTGGTGCCAGAGCCAAGCGGCGCAATGAGTGTCGTAGTTGTAGCAGAGCCAGAGGATGAATTGTTGCCAATAAGTATATCAACGGAAGTGGCTATCGGAGGCACATAAGCAGCAAGAGAAACGGATGTGTAGGTTGTGGCCGTACCGGCAGAGAGAGGGGATTGTATGGCGCACATCACCTTATTGCCGACTTGCTTAAAATTAACTAAATCGCCTGAGCTATTATTATATACAGCACCTAAAAGACCATAATATGTATAGCCGCTTGGAAGTGTCGGAGCTGATGAGCTTGTGCTCAATACAGCTGATTTGGTGCCATCAGTTTTGCCAATAGCCCATATATAATACCATGTAGAACTGGCTTCTGAGCCGGTGTCTAACCCGCCAGCGCCAGAAGTGGTTATATTTGCAGTGGTTGATATGTTGTCAAATTTTGCCCTAACTCCTGCGGCATTTTTCATTACAACAGATGTCGCGCTAATTGTAAGCTGTGTTACTGAGCCGCGATATATCACTAAATCTTCATGCGGCGCGATTTTATTACCCAAAGGCGGCGCTGTGTCAGAACTTGTCGAGGTGGTTAATGTGCCAAACGATGTCACATTGTCGCGCGTGTCAATTTCTGAATTAACTGAATTAGTAAGCACAAATTTATATGCGCCATTTATCCAGACATCACCACAGCGGCCAGCGGAATCAAGCACTACAGGGTTGCTGTTGGGTGTAGCTTCTGTGTCATCGGTATATGTGGCTTTTGGCGTAGTTGTTCCGGCCTCGTAGCTGTATATCTTTCCACCGGCCAAAGGAGCGCCGTTATCGTCAAAAAATTGAAACGTGAAAGGGGTCATTAAAACGGCCATTATTGTGCCTCCATTGTTTTTGCTGCGCCGGTTGCGCCGCCCATATAAGTCATAAGCAAGCGCTTTTCTGCATCGGTAGGATTGTAATTGCCTTCCATAATCTGGCGTAAAATCCTATTGGCCTTATCAACCTGCATTTTAGTTGCGGCATCTCTTGCTATTGCCGAGCCAGCATATTGCGCCGCAGCACCGACGGGGGAACCAGCAACCATCTGGCCTATAAACGGCAACCTGCTACCAACTGTTTTTACCAAGTCAGCCAGCCCTGATATTTTAGTTGCATCTTTTATTAGCTTGGCTTCCTCTGTGGTATATCCACGCATCCGGCTAGGATTGTAATAAAGATTAGTCAGTCCTGTTTTTATGGCCTGCGCTGGTTGCTCTCTAGTCAGCCCCTTTTCAACAATGCGCTCTATCTCACGCATCCGCATAGCCTTTGCCCAGTCTTTACGCGCTTGCGCCAACATCCCGCCAGCTGGCATATTTTCAACCGCCGCCCTAAAGTCATGCTGTAAATCATATATTGCATTGGCTTGCTTAGTGGTCGCGCCTTTATTCAAAAGCCCTTCAGCCAAATCAGATAGCCGTTCATCAAACTGCTGGACATCCTGTATAGACATCGGGCGGTTTTTATAATTCTGAATTACCTCGTTATAGATGTCATATGCTGGATTATCCCGCGTCATGAAAGTGTTCGTCGGGTCTATCTTTTGCACCTTAGCTTGTAGTTTTGCTATCTGCTGATTAACAAACTGCGGTTGCAGCACTTCGCCAGTCTCGTGCGTTGCAACCATCCCGCCGCCAGCTTGTGGCCTAACCATTGTGGCAACAGGCGGTAGATTATCTATCCGATTATAAAGGTCACTTGATTTTTGCTTGAATTGCTCAAATGTTGGCTTTGGCGCTTCATCTATCAGGCCGACAGCTTTACCAACTTTACCAAGGCCAGACATAACAGGAGCCATAACCAATGGAGTGGCGGCGGCTATACCGGCACTTGCAAGCCCCCTCTCCGTTGCCTCATTAGGTGCGGCATTAGCAAACCCCTGAGCAAAGCCAACAGGGGCAGCGGAAGCGGATGTCCGTAATATCTGGCCTAATGCAGATGGGGCTTTGGAAATCCAGCCTATCGGGGTCATTGCCATGCCGCCAGCTATAGAGCCACCAATATCAACCACATCACCAGCTAGGCCGGTTGCTTGTTTTTGTTCATCAAGCCGCTGATTCATTTTCTGCTTAACATCGGCATAATTCCGGTTTGGCATCATGCCTATAGCTCTTGCGGCTATTTCTTTACCAACCCCCATAGTCATTGCATTGCCGGCTATATTTCCAAGTGCGGCCAACTTTTCAATAGTGCTTAATTCACGCGCTGGCTTTTGCGGCACGTCAAATTGTATTTGTGAAGGGTCAACCTCAATTAACCCGCCAACTTGCTGGCTTGGCGCATCAAATTTTATTTTGCTAGGGTCAACTTCAATCAGCGGCATTTATTGCTCCATCATGAACTTGCCATTAGGCAGCTTGTAAACATTTTTGCCGCCTGAAGTGCCGTATAAAGTTGCGCCTGCCGGAATCTGCGGCTTTTCAGGAAGCGCGGGCGGCATTGATTCATCAAAACCTAATTTGCGTTGCATTGCCGCAATGGTTTGCTTTTTTTGGTCAATAAAAGAGCGCAAAACCGCATCTTTTTCTTCAGGGGTTGCGTTCGGGTCGCCAAGTGTAGCCTTGAGGCTTTCGCCTTCGCGCTGAGTAAATTGCGCTCCAAAGGTCTGGCGAAGCAGTGGCAATATCTGATTGTCAACCAGTGATATATATTCTTTTCTTGCTATAGCCGATTGACGCGGCGCAAGTCCCAACTCAGCTCTTCCTATATCTAAAACTTGCCCTGATTTAGTATAGGTTGCTATTTTACCTAACTCGCTTAACTTATTAACTGTCGCCTCAAGCTGAGGCATCATAGATATGCGCTCACCAAGCTCTGTTGTGGTTTCTGCTTTGTTTTTTGCGAATGCCTCGGCGGTTGTTTTTGCCGCTTGTATTTGTGGCGCTGTTGCATATTCAACGTCTGCCTTGGCTTGTGCCTCGCGTCCAGCTATTGCTGGCTTATAACCAAGCTCTTGCTGTAATTCAGCAGCTTTTTTTGCGCCAGTAACGGCACTCAACCCCTGTAAATACCCCTGCTTAATATAAGGATTATTTGTCAGGTCTATATTAGCTGGCGGTAATACGTCTTCCGCCAAATTTGGGAACTCTGGATTTTCAACCCCGCTCTGTACCGTCACTCTATCTGGCATAACTTGAGGTATGGCAGGGGTAAATGAAGGCTGTTGCGTCTGCGGCATTATCCCTGTGGCGGCGCTGTAATTCATCCACTTTTCACCAACTTTTGCAAAATCGGCAATGGCGTTAGCCCTGCGAGTGTCGCCACTGTCAACAGCCGATAGATATTCATTCGTTAGCTGTAAAGCAGCTGGCTGGTCAACAACGCCTGAGCGGCCAAGCTGTGCTATTTTCATAGCATTCACTTGTTTTTCCATCTCCCATCGTTCGGCCTCGCGGTCAAAGTCCTCTTTTGTCTTTAATCTGCTGAAAACTGATAAATCGGCCATGGTTATGCTCCATATATCGGGTTATTTTGCCAGTCATAACCAATTATGGGCTTATTGCCTCTAGCCAGCGTCGAAAGTGTGCGGGTAAGCGCGTTGTTTCTACCCAGCGTGGCATTAGCTCCAACATCCCCTGCTTTATCATAATAAACCCCCTGCTGCTGCGCCGCTTGTTGGCCTCTGCCAGCAGTGCCTGAAAGCATGCCATAGGTATTCTGCTGGCCTTGCAACCAACGCTGATAAGCCTCGCCATAAGTCTGGTCGGCTAACCCTTGACCATATTCCTGAGCTGCTTTAAGTGCCGCCCCTGATTGCATCCCGCCCCTTGCTGCTTGCGAGCGTTCAAGCGCCTGCTGGCCTTGTTGTAAGCGGAATTGATATCCAGGGTCTTTTGTTAAATCCCCAGGGCTAAACGTACCTCCCAAAGTACCGCCGGCTAGCATTCTGCCTAGCTTCAAATTAGCCGCTTCGCCTGTTTTTGAATATGGGGCCATAGCAGCAGCAGCGCGTTCTTGTGCTGCTTTCATTTCATCTTCCATATTGCCCTGAGCCGAATACTCACTCAATCCACTTAAAAGCGTCATAGGCGTTTGCAGATTAGTCAGCCCGCCGCCTATATTTGATATACCTTTAGTTAAGTTGCCGATAATGCCGCTACCCTCTGTTGCGCCCTGTAAGCCAGCGTTGCCAGTTGCTTCTGCCAGAGTTGTACCCGCTGCATTGCCTAGGCTTGGAATACCGCCACCTAAAGCATAACCGCCAGCCCCGCCTAATGCGCTGCCAAGCAACGCGCCTTTTAACCCGCCGCCACCAGCAAGGCCGGTTGCCGCGCCGGTCAACGCACCCGACAATCCTTTAGCCGCTGCGCCAGTTAGTCCAGCGGCATTGGCAATCATCGAGCCGCCGCCGCCTGCAAGGCCGCCAGATGCAGCGCCTAACAGCGCACCTTTTAACCCACCGCCGGTTGCCGCGCCGAGTCCAGCGCCAAGCAATGCAGAGCCAGCAGCGCCAATCCCCGGAAGCAATACCGGAGCGGCTACAGATATTATAGGAGCTAAAAACTTCTTGAAAAAGCTTTTAAATCCCCAGTATTCTGGCAGTCCGGTTTCTGGATTTATAGAAGGCTCTCCACCAACAGTATAGCGCTCTGGACTCATGCCATCTTGCATCAATGCCTGCATCAAAGCGGCTCTTAAATCCGGTCTGGATTCTAAAACATCCGGCGGAATCATCATCTCGCCATCAGCAACGTGAGCTATGGAATTATCGCCATAGCGCCCCTTATTAGCCATTTTGTGATTAGGTAACTCTTTCATACAGCCTCCACAATGCCAGCAATCAACACCGGAACGGTTACGGTTGTCCATGCTGGGGTATAAATACGGTTATTGCTTGCGGTCACATAACCGCCGCCCGCAAAACTCAAACTACTAGAGACAGCCAAACAAATGCCGTCATTAATCACATCAAGCGGGAAGTTGTTAACATATGTGGTTGATGCGACAGATGATGTATTGGTTGCCGGTGTTATCATTATCGAGAAATAGCAAAGGTTGCGGCTTATCTGGTAATATCGCCCTGTAATAGTCGGCGAGCCAACGCTTGTTAAACTGGTAAACGCAGGATTCCAGTTAGTGCCGGTGTCACCCTGAAAAATATTATTGAAAAACATAATCCATGACAAGTTAGGCAACTTGTTGTCGTCAATTAGCATATCCTGAATAGGTGGCGGCTGGACGTTACTCAAGGTAACCTCCTATCAATGCCACTTTTACAGGGTCAGTAATGCGGGTATGAAAAGTCATCTGCTCTGCTATGCCTAAACGATTGAAGCCGACTTTTGTCTTATACTTTCCAACCGCCCCGAATTGCGCGGTGTACCAGCTAGACCATGTTCGTGCGCCATCTTTACTTAGCCGCAGAGATATAAGAGGGTCGGAGCCTTGGCCTGATTGCAAGCCTACCCCAGTTTCCATACTTATAATAAGGCTATTATAGCGGATTCTTTTATCTTCGCTAGATAAATGTGTAAAAATTCTATCACGCGCTATTTCATCACCAGCATCATCATAGTAATCCAGCGACATTTCATAAATCTTTGAATCAACACGGCTACCTAACAAATGCTTGCCAAACGCATAAACATGGCATATTCCCAAATGCTGAGTATGGTTGCCGTCTTCAAAGTGGCTGCGCTCATGCCATGATTTTGTAGTTAGGTCATAACACAGTGTGGTTTCTAAATCACCGCCAGTTATGACATAAAACGTATGGCCGTCTTGCTGGTAAACCCATGAAGTTAAATCCTCAGAGTTAGTAACGGATTGCAATTTTATTTCTATGGCCTCGTTTGATATGCGCTGAGGCGTGAACCCTTGAGCCGCATAAACTATCCCACGCCCCTGCCTATCCTTGCCGCAACAAACCAATGTATTACCAATAACCCTTGCAGTGAATGGTGACATGATTCCAGTCTGCATAACGGCACCAGAACTACGCTGGAACGGAAAAGCACTTGCGCCGGTGTTTGTCCATATTTCAGACGTGGTTTCACCAAGCAGCCACAGCTGGCCTGCGACATTAATAACCCGCTTTAGACTATCAGGCTCCGATTCAGCAGTTGCATAATCTAACGCCGCCCATGTAGTGCCGTCATTCAGTGCCGATATAAAAAACCGCCCCGAATTGTTTTCATTCACTACAAAATAGCCGTCAATAAAAGTAACTGTGCCGGATGAAGGCAAATCCGCATCGCTAACTTCAACAAAAGAATTGCTAGAATATGTCAGGATATATAAATAAGTGCCGTCACATATGGCTAACTGCGTAGGATTTTCCGCCATAGTCACATTGCCAGACAGGATATTTAACCCGCCACGGCTGGTATAAGTACCGTCCTCATATATCTCATACAGCGCACCAGCTATAACAAAAAAGCATCGGCCATTTGCTGATACAAAACCGCCTCTGGAAGTGCCAATTGTAACATCGCCAAACTCAACCAGTCCGGGGGTTCCCAAAAGCATAGCTGTTTCTTTACCGGTTTCATCAAGCACAGGATACATGTTAACAGTGCGCTGCGCGTCAAAAGGCAGGCTGCGTTGTTGATAAGACTGCCCGACTAATCCAGTTTTCATCTTATCCACCACCCCGTGAATATATTGCCCTCAAACGGTGAAGATGGAACATCAACACCCCTTGCGCGTCTTACTTGATTCTTAATTGCCGATAATGACTGCCCTGCAATCCCTGCTATTTCAGGTGTTACAGCTTGGCCGTATTCAGGAGCTAGGTCTAACGCCAGATTGTATATTAAAGCCCTATTCCAGCCAGCGGGCAGACTCAGAACGCTATCAAGCGCCGTTATACTGGTTAGCTGTTTTTCAGACAGAATATAAAGGCTATAATTTTGGTCTGGTGTGTAATAAAATTTTAGCGTTCCTGTTGGATAATCATTGTTATACGATAAAACAAACGGCCTGCCGGTTTGTGTTTTATTTTCCAGCGCGGCGTAATCTTGTTCAGATATTACATCAACGCCATAATCATAACCGCCATCACGGATGTACGCCGATATAATAGCAACTGGCGGTGTGGTATCAAATGTCTCGCCATCGCCTATATCATAGGCCGTAGTGTTGGCTGATAACGTGAAATTTTCTAATGTTCGCGCATATATAGGCAGCGAGTCATTAGACCATGAACCCAGAAGGTCATTCAATGTTTGCAATGCGTCTGCTGCTTCATCAGCGGCAGGGGTTTCGGTTTTAGTCAAAACCCCTACTTTCCGCATAGCACTGGTAATTATATCCAGCGCAGTTGTCATAACCTATTCCTTTTTTGGTTTAGGTGAACGGCCTCTTGGCTCGTCCTTTTTTTCCTCTTCTGCGACAATCCAGCCATCAGCCTTTAGTAGCTCAATGAATGCTAGCTTGTCTTGCCATTTAACTTGGCCGTTTTTGGTTAGCTTTACTTTCATTAGTCAGCCACCGCAGATGCACCAGCACCAGATTCAGCGCGAAGTATGCCGAATATATAAGTGCCAGCTGTTGGAGTTACACCGCCAGCGGTAGGATTAACAAATGTAATACCAACGGTATTAGCGGCAGTTACCCTTGCGGCGGCAGCGACAACGCCAGCTTGGTGGCCGGGAGGTGTCACCCATATAACATCAGTGGTTTTTACGCCCGGAACGGTAAAGGTCTGTTCAGCGGTAGTGATTGTAGCAACAGATGACGGAGTCAGTGATACTGCTACCACATAATGCCCTCTGGCGTTGCCTTGTACTATACCTGTACTCATGGAAAATTCTCCTTATAGAAAAGGGCAGGGATAAAACCCCCGCCCCCTAATTAAACTAAGCAGGCAATCTGCAAGCCCATTCTGGACGTACAGAGGCTAATCCAACAAGGAAGTC